CTTTCCCCCGAAACAATCTTTGCCACCCCTGTCGCAAATTTGAAAGCAACCTCTACGTGTTTATCTCTCCTCGATCTACAATGGACTCTCTCGTTCAACAATTCGAAAAGATGTCAATCCAATCTAACTTTACAAGAGTTAAGGAACCGACTCTACTTCGACCGAGACCTCCTCAACCCAACCCTTATGCTATAGAGCAACACAAACGATGTGTACTCAAAGGTATGCAACGCTTCCTCTACTGTTCTGAAATTGAAGAAATTCTTACTACTAAGAAACGTTCTGATATTACAAGACATGACTCTATACTAGCTGACTTCTTTGAAGGCGATATCCCAAACATGACCATCAACAAAGATGCGATTTATTATCAAGCCCTCGAATATGTCACAATGCTGTTCAAACCTCCCCAACAGTGTCGACCAATTCATTTCGATGATATTCGTTACCACTACCCATTCAAATGGTCCTCTAATGCAGAAGCACCCTTCTCCACTAACAAAGAGTACCTCGATGAATTCTATGAACAACAAAAAGCAAATGGAACCCCCGACATTACTAAACCCTCTATGGGTAACATGAAGAACATTGTCTTTACAAAGACAAAACGTTTTCTACATGCTATCAAAGACGGCGCTGACTTTAAGGAATACCGTTGGTTTATCCAACTCCACAATAAGACAGCTCTCATTAATGAAGGCGATCCCAATAAGATGCGAACTATCTCTGGCTTTCCCCGCCCCCAAAACATAGCCTGGATTATGTTTCTTTGGCCTTACATTGCATGGCTTAAAAGACGCGATCCCAGACAATCTCCAATGTTATGGAACTACGAAACGCTACTAGGTGGATGGCTTAGACTAAATTATGAACTCTTCAAGAGTTACATGCTATGCACATTCATTACGATAGACAAATCACGCTTTGACAAGTACTATTACTTCGTCATCCAAGACGACATCGATGATATGATTTACTCATTCATTGATTTCGAACACGGATACATGCCGACTCATGCTTATCATGACTACGCACACTGGAACCACCATCGTGGTAACAGACTCCGTCGCCTATTCAAATGGCTTACTTGGTCTTTCAGAAATGTACCGACTGTTATTTATGACGGAACCGCTTACTTCCGCAACTATGCTGGAATGCCCTCAGGCGTTTACCCCGTTCAACTTTTCGATACTATCTATTTTGCTATCACTGATACCGATACCCTCCTACGCATGGGATTCCGACTCACGGACATCCTGCTTCGCAAAGGACAAGGTGATGACATCATCACTAAACTAGGCGTATTTATACCTCCCGAGCAACATGCTGCTTTTAAAGCAGAATATTCTCGATTAGATACCCTGAACTTCGGATCAAAAACACGACCTGAAAAGACAGAAGTGTCCAACACACCACAGAACTTACAAGTTCTAGGTTACCGTAATAATCGCGGTTTACCTTATCGTGACACTATCGATCTCATGGCTCAGTTTTACCACACTAAACAAGCTGACCCTACGCCCGCAAAAACCATGGCAACTGCCGTTGGTATTGCTTACGCTTCCATGTTACATGACGAACGTATTTACAACGTATGCCAAGACATCTACAACTACTATGCTTCTCAAGGTTACACACCAAACTATGATGCATTCAAGCGCACTTTATACATGCCTGATGAATTATATGACAAAACTATGCTCGAATTCCCTACAAAAGAAAAGATTCGCGCTCACCTTTTTGACTTCAACTACG